TGGGAGAAGAAGATAGAGGGCAACTTCTCTATCGAAAACGGATATATTACTGTTCCTGCTCTTAAAGATGGTCAGTATTTCCGCATCTTCGGCTCAACATTCAATGATGGTGTTCACAAATATCCGATCACAGAAGCCACAAAACTTGTGGATGAAGATTTCAAAGGCACGATATTGGCTATGGCTGTCCCTGCGACAGTTATAGCCATTGCCTCTGATATCAAGGAATGGCAGACCAAGTATGGCAATGTCAATTCCGAGGCAATGTCGCCTTTTAATTCCGAAAGTTTTAATGGCTATTCTTATTCCAAGAGCGGAAGTGGGAATCCTAACAGCGGAAGCAACGTAACATGGCAGGATGTATTCGGCGGTAGGCTGAATAAGTATAGAAGGCTAAGAGGTGCAAGATGAGTCTTGTCAATGCGGCAATGGAAAAATGCTACATCATGGACAAAGTGACCGTACCCGATGGATATGGCGGTGTTATCACCACATATGAGAAAGGTGCGGAGATCATGGCGGCATTTTCCTTCAACTCATCCACCACAGCGGTTGTCGCCTCAATGCAGGGCATCGACAATCGCCACACAATCTATACCAAGAAATCTGTCTTGCTTCGCTTCCCTGATATCGTATATCGGGAAAGCAACGAGAAGTATTACAGAGTGACATCCGATGGCGATGACAAACACACTCCAAACTCCGCCACGTTAGATTTAAGGTCGGTCGAAGCAGAAGAATGGGAAATGGCATAGAATGGATAAGGAACAGGCTTACAACTCATTTTGGAGCGGATTCGGGGTATTGGCATTCGAAGAGAATTCTGTCCCCGATGATACGGTTATCCAACAGCTCATCGATGCAGGTGTAGCAACTTCAAAATATCCGTACATTACCTATCAGGTAATTACCGATGATTTGGGGCATCCTGTTTATCCTACGGCATCCATCTATGACAGGTCAACTTCATGGCAGAGAGTGGACACATTGGCAAACCTTGTCTCCAGACGGATTCAAGAAATGAATACCATTAAGCTTGACAATGGCAGAATGTTCATTACCAAAGGCTCTCCATTCTCACAGCATCAGCTTGAGAGTGCAGACCTTAATATACGAAGAGTCATTCTCAATCTGGGAATAGAATTCTTCACAGAATACTAAAACAGGAGGAAAAAGGAATGCGTTTTACAAGGATTCCTCAGAATACTTTTGAAGAATTGCAGATCAATGCAGGTATTCTTGTCAAGGATTTCGATGTTGCAACAGGCACATTTGCAGAATCCGATATGATTACGGCTACCACAGGCGGAATCACCGTTAATGTAAAGCCTACATATGAGGATTTCGGAAGCGACATCGACAATTGTCCCAAGAATACGATGGAACTTAAGAGAATCACGGAGACCGAAGTTTCCATCTCCACGACAGCTCTTAACATCAACGAAGATTTGCTTCTCTATATGCTTGGTGCGGCTGATAAGCTTCAGAGCGGTGCGATTAGACCGAGGAAGGATTTAAGGACAACCGATTTCTCTACTATCTGGTGGATTGGCGACCTTGCCGATGGCGGATATATTGCCATCAAGATTTCCAATGGCCTTTCAACAGACGGATTCTCCATCAAGAGTACGGATAAGGGCAAAGGCAACATAGGAATCACGATCACAGGTCATGTTTCCATGTCCGCACAGGATGTCATCCCTGCCGAGTTCTATCTTGGAGAAGGCGACAGTACGGCTCTGTTCATTACCCTTGACAGGAGTGCGGCTACCATTGAGGAAGGAAAGACTCTTGCTCTCAATGCAAGTTACACAAGCGGAGCAACAGTTGCTTGGGCATCTACGGATACATCGGTTGCTACGGTTTCCAATGGCACGATCTCAGCCGTTGATGCAGGTGTTTGCGTCATTACGGCAAAGGCTACCAAGAGCGGCGATGAGGCGATTGCAACCTGTGTTGTAACGGTAACAGCGGCAGAAAGCGAAGGTTAATCTATGAGACTATCTGATTTTAAAGGCGAAGAGGCAATTGATGTTTTGGCTGATATCATCGAGCCATTAACATACATACTTGGCGATGAGGAAATACAGGAGCTTTCCACGCAGAAGAATGTTCCTACATTGAAGTATGTGAAGCCTATGCTTAAGAATCACAAGAAGGAAGTTATCGAGGTCTTGGCAAGACTCGAAAACAAATCTGTCGAAGAGTATAAAAAGAGTCTCAATCTCGTAACTCTTCCTATACAGGTCTTAGAGCTTGTCAACGATCCAGAGGTACAGAGCCTTTTTCATTCGCAGGAGCAGAGCAACTCGACATCCTCAGCCTCTTCTTCTCCTGCTACGGAGATTACAGAGGCAAAAGGGAATTAAAGCCTTTTATTAGATATCTTTTTGCTAAACAGAGGGAGCGAGAGAAGGAAGAGGCATATAAGGTATATGTCTCCGACTCTCTCGCTCTTTATTCTACATTCGTATCCAAGGGCGAAGTGCCGATACCGAGATATGTAGATATGTTTAGCAATACTAAACAAGAAGAACAACCACAGGAGACATCAGAACAGATATACTCCCGTTTTGATTCTCTCAGGAGGAAAGAATAATGAATGTATTTGAATTATTTGCGACATTAGGTCTTGATACATCCGAATACGATAAGGGATTAGATGAATCTGAAAAGAAGGGATCATCATTCGGTCAGAATATAGGTAAGGTTATCGGCACAGGTGCAAAGGTGGCAGGTGCGGCATTGGCGGCAACGGGTGCGGCGGCTATCGGTGCAGGAAAGGCTTTTGCCGACAGCCTACAAGCAACGGCTGAGATCGGTGATGCCATTGACAAGAATTCTCAGAGGCTTGGAATTTCAGCGGAGAAATATCAGCAACTCGACTATGTTCTCAATATTGCAGGAACTTCAATGTCCGAGGTGTCAATGGGAATGAAAACCCTTACCAATCAGCTTGATGCGGCAAAGGGCGGAAGCGAAGAGGCACAGGCTAAGTTTGCCGCTCTGGGAATCTCGATGGATGATCTCTCAACGATGTCCCGTGAGGATATCTTCGAGGCTACCATAGCAGGATTCCAAAATATGGAAGAATCCGTAGAGAGAGCGAGCCTTGCCAACGATCTCCTTGGGCGGTCAAGTTTGAGCCTCACTCCGCTTTTTAACATGACAAATGAAGAGACCAAAGAGCTTATCGCAACCGCCACCGAGTACGGAATGGTCATGTCAGACGATGCCGTAAAAGCATCGGCAGGATTCCAAGATTCGTTGACCACGCTGACTCGTACAATGAACGGTCTCAAGAATAATATGCTTTCGACATTTCTCCCATCCGTTTCAACCGTAATGGATGGATTATCTGCCGTGTTCGCAGGCGATGACAGCGGTCTCGGCAAAATAGATCAGGGTGTGCAGGATTTCATCAACAATCTCAATACCCAAATGCCCAAGATATTGGAATTAGGCGGAAGGATAATCTCTTCTCTCCTGTCTGCAATTTCCAAAAATCTTCCTTCGCTCCTTCGTGAAGGAAGCCATGTACTGAGCGAATTGATTCAAGGTATAATTTTGGCACTTCCTTCGCTCCTTGAATCAGCGATGATTATTATAGAAACCATCGGTTCAGCTTTGCTTGATAATGCCGAATTATTGCTCAATACAGGTCTTGATCTACTCTTAACATTGATGGCAGGTATCACCGAGAATTTGCCTACCATCATTCCTGCGATCACTTCCGTAATCGTCATGATTATCACGACCTTGACCGCACCTGACAATCTTAATGCCTTCATACAGGGTGCTTTAGCCTTAATCATGGCTCTGGCAGACGGTATCGTTATAGCACTTCCTCAGTTGGTTGCCGTAATTCCTACGGTAATCGATAATTTGGTGTCTGCATTGATTGAAAATGCCCCTCTCGTGCTGAAAACAGCTCTATATCTACTTGGAGCATTGACGGTTGCACTCCTTAAGTCACTTGTAGCCTTCTTGGGTGAAGCGATCATGATTATCAGCAATAAATTCTCTGATATCTTCAACAAGAGCAAGGATTTCGGAAGGAATATCCGTACTTGGCTATCCAATGGAGTCACAAATATTAAGAATAGCATAAGCAATTTCTTTATCTCTATCGGCAATTTCTTCTCCAATGGATTCCAGAATATTAAGAACAAAGTGAATGACGGATTGAATGCGGTTAAGACCAAATTCACTTCCATCTTTGATAATGTCAAAAACGTGGTTCGCAATGCTATCGAATTCATCAAGGGATTATTCAAGTTTGAGTGGTCATTGCCGAAGATCAAGTTGCCGCACTTCTCAATAAGCGGAAAACTTGACCTTCTTGCTGTACCTCCGCAGATACCTTCTGTCAGCGTAGAGTGGTATAAAAAGGCTATGAATCAGCCTTATATGCTCAACGGTGCAACCATCTTCGGTGCGGCAGGCGGCAAGCTTCTGGGCGGCGGTGAGAGCGGCTCAGAGATGGTCATTGGCACAAATAAACTTATGAGCATGATGCGAGAAGCATCGATGGGCGGAAGAGATATCGTCATCAATGTTTACGGCTCGCAGGGACAGGATATAAGACAACTTGCCAAGGAAGTTGGTAAGGAATTGCAGAATGTACTTAACAACAAGGAGAAGGTCTATGCTTAATAAGAAGATCAGATTTGGCGGAGTGGAAATACCTGCATTCATAGCGGCTGTACCCAAGAGGGTACAGCCGACAAGAAAAGGCACGGTCATACCGATAGCAGGCACTAACCGTGAAGTTGTCGAGATGGAGGATGCTTGGGAATGCTACGACCAACCTTACACAATGGTGGTCGGTAACGGCTCTGAGGATTGCGTAAACAGCGGCATCGATGCTGTGGCGGCGGTCTTAAGCAAAAAGGGATGGCAGACTCTTGCCGATGATTACGACACAACTCATTTTCGCCTCGCATACTTCAAGGATTCTTGGGAAGTGGAGAACAGATATACGAGGCTTGGAAAGTTTGACATTATCTTCCGATGCAGACCTGAGAGATTCTTGAATTCGGGAAGCGAAGCGGTTGCCGTTTTATCGGGCGGAACGATCACAAATCCGACAGCCTACAAAGCGAAGCCTCTCATCCACATAACAGGAGTAAACAGCGGCACTTTGACCGTGAACGGCACTACAATGTCCTTCACGGGCATCGTGGATTACCTTAATATCGATTGTGATACAATGAACGTGTACAGATTACCGAGTGAAAACAGGAATAATCTTATGACAGGAAACTTCCCTGTTTTGGATTCAGGTAGCAATTCTGTTTCATTCACGGGTGGAATTGCATCCGTGAGCATTACACCAAGGTGGTATGTTATTTAAGGAGGCAAAATGTTTCCGATATTATATGAAAGCATAACAGCAGGCACGATACCGACACACAATGGTCTGGGTGTACTTTCCGATTGTATTTCCTGTGAGATTGAACAAGAGAGGAATGGAGCATATGAATTGACATTGGAATACCCGATAAGCGGTGTCCATGCCAATGATTTTGCTCTGCGGAGAGTCATCAAGGCGAAGCCTAATCCGACAGATGATCCACAGCTCTTCCGAATTGACCGCATAGGCAAAGTAATGAATGACAAATTCACGGTCTATGCGAAGCACATTTCGTACGACCTTTCGGGAAATGAGATCACGAGCGGAACAGCGAATAGTGCGGTGGCGGCTTGTACCTTATTGCAGAGTGCGGCAAGCGGATATACCATCACGACAGACAAGACAGTCAGTGCAAACTTTAAGATAACAGAGCCTTCATCTGTCCGCTCTTGGTTTGCAGGCAAAGAAGGCTCATTCCTTGACGTGTTCGGTGCAACGGAGATCAAGTACAACAATTTCAATATCCAATTCCTTCTCCATGCAGGACAGGATAGAGGCGAGACTATAAGATATGGGAAGAATCTTCTTGAACTGTCTCAAGAGATTGATTGTTCTAATCTCTATACCCATGTAATGTGCTTTTTTAAAAACGAAGATACGATGGTGGTCGGTAGCAAGATGCCGACAGGTCTTACTCTCGATGTAAATAAGACTCTCATCCTCGATGTATCGGATGATTACGAGGAAGCACCGACAAACCAGCAACTCACCGATAAGGCAACAGCCTATATCAACTCAAACAACCTT